ATATCCGCCGTCTTCCGCTCCGGGAAGCGGAGCTGCCAGTACCGCCGCCGTCTGAACGGCCCCGAGAGCTCCCACCAAGGCCGCCAGCGCGATATTCCACGGCCCCCAAGGCTCCATGCCCAATGCTGAAGTCACCGCGACGGAAGTATTCACCAATGTCTGGAATACCGCCAACGCGCGGGATCTGATAGCCTGCTTCCGTTCCAGTTCCTCTTTTTTCCGGTCGGTTTCATCGTCGATCTGCTCGACGGCCGTATTATACGCTTCCTGCGATATGAGTCCTTTCTTCAGGCGGTCGTCGAGGACTTTTTTCTTCTTTTTCGCTGTCTTCTCGTAGGCCCGGAATTCCCGGTTCTCGGCGGCGGACATCAGGTTGCTGATCTCACCGAACGTCTGTCCCACCAACTGCAGCGCCGTTTGCCAAGTACCCAGCTTATCTTTTCCTGCTTCGAGATTTTTAAAAAAATCTTCCCACTGTTTCTGAGTGTACCCTAAAATATCGACCCGCGATTCCGCCCCTTTATCATCATTTACCGGTTTCGTACCCTTCAGCTCCGCCAGTTTTTTATTCAGTTCGTCGATCAATTGCCGTACGCGCTCGGTCTCCTCCTCATTCAGAGATCCGAGCGAAAAACCGTTTGCCTGGATATTTTTTGACTCTTCCAGGAATTTCGTGTATTCCTCGATCAGTTTTTCGTAATGTTCGCGGGCTTCCTTTTCTTCCTCGCTGGCGTAATACTGCCGAAGCAGGCGGTCGGCCTCGCGGCTGGTTCTGACCGAACCGAGTTGGTATTTGTCGACGAGCGCCTTTTTCGCTTCGAAGGTATCGGCCGCGGCAAGCTCCTGGTTATGCGCCTGCTTGGTTTGGTTCAGGCTGCGTTCGGCCGCGACCGCCCGATCCTGAATCTTCTTGGTTTCGGCGTCGACATAGATTTGTTGCAGCTTTTTCAGGTGTTGCTGCTCGAGGTTCAGCGACGCCGCCTGTTCCTGAGCGGTCATCTGCTCGCGGCTTTTACCGAACAGACCGAGATCCTTCAGCCTTTTGTCATAGGCGTTCTTTTCGGCGTCCATCAGTCCCTTGCCGTCCGATACGGAGCGTCCTTCCAGGCTGGCCGCGATCAGCTTGTCGATGCGATCCTGTTCCGACTTCGTCTGCCGGTATTTTTTCTCGGCAAGGTCGTTCTGCAATTTCAGCAGACGATCCCCGGATTCCTTTCCGGAAGCGATACGGGCCTCCAACGACTCTATTTCCAATGCCTGCAACTGACGGTTGTATTCGTCTTCGGACGACAGTTCCCCGGCAATCCGCTTTTGCTGCAGGGCGAGTTTCCCCTGCATAAACCCTTCGTCCTGGTCGAGCGTCCAGGACTTTTTGGATTTCTTGGTTTCGTTAATACTACCGCCGTTACCACCATCACCATTACCATCGCCGCCCTCATAATATAATTCATTATACTTCCGCTTCTCTTTTCCCATTTCCTCCGCAATTTTAGTTTTTCGGGCGGACTGGTTTTCTATGAATTTATTACGGTTGTCGACTTCATAAGCACTTATATTTTCACCATAATTTAAACCGAAAAAACCTCCAAAAAAACCTGGGTCTAACCATGCTTTCGTTTTTTGCCAGAACGTCGTCTTGCCTGCACTACCGTCATCGAGAGCGGCCTGAGTTTCTTTTTCGATCTCTTTCAAGCGTTCATATCCGGCATCTATTTTCGCCCGTAGGCGCATAGCTTCGCAATATTTTTCGATCGATTTCGCAGCCTCCCCGTTGGCAATGGTCTCTTCATTAATCAGCTTGATCCCATCGGGAAGCGTATTTTTCAGGTCTTCGATCGCTTTGAGCCGCTGTTGATCGCTCGCGTTTTTATCCCGGGCCGTTTCAAGCAATCTTTCAAGATGCGTCTTCTCTTCGATATAGGCGTCGCTTCCCGCTTTGTTGATATCGTTCAGGTCTTTAATCGACTTTCCGGTTTCCCGAACCCGGCTACTGAATAATGAAAATGCCGTTGCAATACCGCCTACGATCGTGACGATCCAACCCAGAGGCCCGACCGACGCCCAGAACATTTTAAATGCGGTACCGGCCGCCCGGACGTTACCGGCAAGCAGCAGTTTCGCGGCTGCCAGCAATTTGGTAGCCGCCGTACTCGAAGTCATCGTAGCCAGTTCGCGCACCATCGCCGCGCGATGCTCGCGGCTGTAAAAAATCTGTAATTTCCGGACGGCATTGTAGGCGACGATCGTAGCGGTCAGCGAAACGATCGTCCATATATACCGGGAACCTACGCCTAAAATACTGGAAAGGGCCTGCAAAAGATGTCCCGACAATCCGATGGCTTCCGACCATAGAGGGAACAGTTTTTCACCCATATCGGTCATCGCCTGATCCATTACTTTCCGGCGTTTCTCTATGAGCGCCGCGGCCGACTCGTTTTTGACATTGAACTCATTCTGCAAAGACGTAGCTTCTTCGAACGCTTCGTTCGCAAGGGCCTGCTGTTCGCGCAACAGGTCGGTTTTATCGGCAAGCGCTCCGAGCACCTGCGTGGCGCGCTGTCCTTCAAGTTTAAGCGTGGACAGCGCCTTGACCCGGTTTTCGGAGTCCATTTTTCCGAGTCCCTCCATCACGCGGATAAATGCCTCGTTCTGATCCTGGTCGAGCAGTTCGCGGAACTCCTGCAGGCTCATCCCGGCGATCCGGGCATACTCCTCGGTACGTTTCTGCATCCCAGTCATAACCTGACCGTAAGTCGTTCCGCTGACTTCGGCCGTTTGCGCGAGAATATCCATCGTCGACGCGATTCCCATCACCTTCGGGATGGCTATATCCGCCCCCGCAGCCACACCGGCCACGCGGTTCGTGAAATCCACGATATAGGCTTCGTTCGCCGTCGAAGACGCGCCGAGCTCGTTGATCGTCGAACCGACGGCCTCCAGCCCGCGTTCGATTCCCAATTCTTTATCCACGTCGAAAACGCCGACCAGTTTACCCACCTGGCGGATCGTCTCCTCGACATTGCCGCCCAGATCTTCCGAAAGAGCGACCTTCAGTTTATCGGCCACACGCACGAAACCGGCCAGGTTTTCCTGACCCTCGATACCCAGCTTCCCGCCGATACGCGCCATATCGAGCAATTCTTCCCGCGAAGACCGGGTGTCGATTTTCTGCAACTCCTTATCCAGTTCGATAACGCCTTCTTTGGACAGATCGGTCGTCTTTTGCACATCGGCCATTTTGTCGTCGAGACGCTGGTAGGCATTCACCGCACGGCTGGCCAATCTTTCGAGCGACGCAACGACAGCGCCGCCGCCGAGATAGTAGGCCCACATATTGTTTTTGCCGGAAGACTTACCGGACGGCTGACCTACCTGGGTTTCGAGCCGGCGGATTTTGGATAAAGTATTGTAATACTCATCGGAATCCCGGTCGAGAGCCATCATATCCTTACGCAAACTCCGTAAGGCCGATTGAATTTGATTGAGCGGAACTTTATTTATGTTTTGCAGGACTTGTTCGACGTCTAATGTCTGTTTTTTCCATTGCGCCATATCTTTCCGGATGACGGAAATCTCTTTGCCTAACGATTTGGATAATTCCAGGTCGCCGGCTTTCAGGGCTTCCCGCTTCTTGCGGCTGAATTCGTCCAACTGTCTCCCGAGATCCTCCAGCTTTTGTTTCGCCTCCGCCGTATTAGCGCTTACGGTTACATTGTATGCTCCTTTTCCTGACATCGCACTGTATTTTCAGCCAAAGTACAGCGCCGAAAACGGGTGGAAAGGACACAAAAAAAGCCGCTCACGGTCATGTGAGCGGCTTTCTTGAGACGGAGCGGTATCAGTATAATTTTAATTCGCTTTCACTGAATACCATGTGACATAATTCAGACACTTTATCTATGGCTAAACAAATTGCATTATGGACGCTGTCCTCTTCATCGGCAAAAATAGTAAAGTCATCGCTGTATTTCACAAAGAAGTCACGCATGAAACTGCTCAATAACTTCAACTGCAAAACGGAATACGATATATCGGCGAGGGCCTCCCTGGCAATTTGAGGATACTCCACCACTGCCGCCAGTCTTCTGAATTCTTTGGACAGGTCGATTTCTGACGGTTCCATTACCTGCACATCTGTCGTTGTCTTACGTTCCATATTACCGCTGCATTAAGGGGTGGGACAAATAGTGAAGTACCGCGACCGGACGGTCGGCGCGCCGACGACGGCGCTTAAGGCATGCGTAACGAATGCGGCGGTAGAGACCCCGCACGACTGCCGTCACGACTCCTGCGACTAACAGCCAAAAGATGTCGATTTGTGGTTCCATGATGAGATTGTTTGACGTTTCGGCAAATTAAAAAGACGGCTGCCGTTTCCCGTGTCGTCAAACAATCTCATAAACGGGCAAAGCCGAAAAAAGATCGGGAAAGGCAACCGCCTAATATGTATCATCGCAGGCATAAAAAATGCCCTCAGATAATGTGGGCAAATCTCTTTACCCCGTTTATAAAATTGTTTGACAATACAAATATAGGAAACATTTGGGAATTTACAAATAAAATGACTCAAAAATAAAAAACCATTTCTCCCGCAGTAGATGCATATTCGTCACCTCTATCTAACTTCGGTTCAACGACAAAATAAATGATCATATCTTTAAAATCACATTCTTGCAAACCTTCTTCAATCTCTTTTTTTGATAATTTTCGCGAAGTTTTAATTCTAAGAGCCGCCTGCGTCTCCTCGACCACCTGACATGTATCACCTCGGAAAATAACAAACGGTCGCTGTTTTATTTGCGCTTTATTTTTTTCATGCTTTTCTACAAATGAATTTACAGGAGAGGCTAATCCAAATCTACTCTGTTCTCCAGTTGCAAGATTTTCGATAATCAAAGATTTACATTCCCAATTAGATTTTTTGACCCAATCTCCCCCCAAATATTTAATTTCCATTTTATACAAAAATTTAGAGTCTACGCCCAAAGCATTCGGCGATGTAAATTTTGCATATATAGTGTACTCATTGTCTGGATTTTCTTCCACTATTGACGAACCCGTTATAAAATCTGCTTCTTCGGGGTAAGATAAATGTTCTTTAACAAAGTCCTGTGAAGCAACGTACACTTCTGTTTCTGTTACAAATGATCCGCAAGAGTAAAATAATGAAATTGTTATTAAAATAAAATAAATCATTTTTTTCATAATCAAATAAGTTTAGTTAATAATTAAGTACGAATTTAATAACATAAAATTGAATATCAATACATCCAATAAAAAAAGGCCGTCCCGAAAGACGGCCCGGCACGTTGCAAGCGCAATCGTCAAACAACACTACTGACCGGGTCGGATATATTCGATCTCATACTCGCCGTCCAGCCATTCCGGATACGAATATCCCTCTTCTTTGCACACGTCCCTAAAGAAAAACATCGCTTCCTCCATATCCTTTTTCGCAGCTTCGAGGGTATCTCCCATCCCCGCAAACATTTCATCTTCGCAATATACGCTATATCCGCCGTCGGATGCGATTCCAATAATTGCCGTGATCTTTTTCATAAACATCAAGCCAGACACACGTCCAGACTAACCCGCAACCCAAGAGCATCCGCAATACGGATAAACGACGATAACTGAATATCCGTTTCGCCCTTTTCAATACGGTTGATATACGTCCGTTCACGACCAATCCGTTCCGCCAGTTCCTTTTGTGTTATCTTCAATTCCTTGCGACGTTCCCGTAACAATTCTCCGTAGAACCATGCTCGGGCTTTCGCATCAAATTCCGCACGCTCGGGACTGCCCGCCGCACCGACTTCACGGGCGAGCACATCCTCGGCCTTTTCAAAACCCGGCCTTTTGCTGAAATCCATTGCGCGGAGTTTCTGCAATTCGTCTGTTTTTAATCTTTCTGCGCTCATAATAAACCTCTTAAAATATTGATAGCCTTTGTAATTTCCCGGTCGTAGTCCTTTGTGCTTTTCTTCACAAATCCGTTCAATAGGACAACGGTTTTTGCCAGATTGATATTGTCATTATCCGCCGAAAATAGGATGACTCGCACCTCGTTATCCACCGATACCCGCAGTTCGTAAAAATCTGTATTCGTCAGCTTTTTGACGAATTTGGCGGGTATCGGTTGAACGCTTCCCAAAACGGCAACTGCATACCGCAATTTTTCTTGCGTGCGTGCGTTCGCGTTCTCCACGAATTCCATGTACTCAGGCGAATAAATCAAATCTCTTTTCATCAGATCTACCTTTACAACCACAAAAGTAACTAATTAGTTTCTTTTGTGCAAATATTTCACCAAATAAAATAAGCGGAATAATCTTTATTCTATACCGGCTATATCCGCATGGTGGAATCGTCGATACGATTGTGCTCGACGGCCTTTTTTACGATCATCGTAGCCACCTGCCGCTCCATGCTGCGGGCAAGCATTTCGCGCAGTTTATCCACTTCGGCGAAAAATACGGGAGTCATCCAGGGTTTTTTGCGGCGCTTGGTGCGGCCCGCGGCGATCAACGTATCGCGATTATCGATGTTCACCCTGCCGCCGACGCCCCACTCGACGAACTTGCCGTAATATTCGAAAAGGAAGGTGATCCGGTCGAGATCCCCCATCGAGGCCCAATATACATGCTGCTGGAAGCTGCCGAGCAGTTTCCCGGTTTCCCCGATACCGAGCGCGTCCATTTTACGCTCCCATTGCGAAATCACGTTTCCGGCCCAGCTTTCGACGTCATGGCGGATCGACATTTCATTCATAGTCCCGGTTTATCACGATATTGAAGGCGTAGCCGCAAGCCTGCATCCCGGCGGTGACGATCCGCGAGTAGCTGACCTCATCCGAACAAAATCCGTAACACGGGTCGCCGAGGTCGTGCGAATCCCGTTTCATTCGCGCCAGGATCGCCATCCCCGTATCGAACGTCGCAGCGAATATCTTTTCCAGGCGCTCCATGTCGTTCGCCGATTCCAGACGGTCTATCGCATAGAACGTATAAAATCCCCGGTTCGTAAGCCCGGTAGTCATATTCAAACCGCCGTCGGCTCCGATCTCGACGGCAACGCACGGAAATTCCGTTTCGCGCACGTCGGCGACCAGCTCCTCCATCCGCGACAATCCCGTCACGCGGTAGACCTTCGGCCATCCCTGCGCCGAAGCCAGTCCGTCGATATATTTATAGGCGTTAAACATCCCCGTTATCCTTTTTTACTGTTTTTGATCTTCTGATTCAGTTCGTAAAGCACTTCGTGCACATCCGCCTGCCGGATCTTTTCGTTGTCCGCGATACGGCCTTCGTTCAGACTCGACAGCATACCCAGCATCAGCTCGTCGCCCGGCGTTACGGGCGCGCCCGTTTCATCGGTCGAAAAAACATACTGGTATTTTTTCTGCAGGTAGCGCTTCGCGCCCGAGAACCAGAGCAGCACGGCCTGCATCTGGTATTCGGGCAGGCGCGCGATCCGCGCGGCTTCCCGCGGCAAACGATCCGGATCGAATCCCCGCCGCCGCGTATAAAGCGATACGACGAACGTGCGCAGGGCAAGCGCGTCCTGCGTGCGGACATAGGCCCCGTAAGCGGTATCGGCCGTAATGAACTGTTCCAGCGTAACGCCGTACATGCGGCTGTCCGGAGTCGCGTAGCCGTCGAGATTCGGGGCCGCCATCGGTTCGGGATCTTTGGTCGTCCATTCCAGCGCATAGGCGATCGACGCCACCTGTTCGGCCGTAAGCAGCACGTTACCGTGACAGCGGTGGTAATACGCGTAGCGGATCTCGCCGTCGCGCTGTTGCGAACCGCGCGGTTTGAGACCTGCAAATTCGAGCCCGAGACGAACCAGGTATTCCGGTTCCGTGATCCGCTGCGAAAGATAATAGGCCACGCGCATCACCTGATCCGCGTTCAGTTTGCCCCAGCCGGTCGGCAACGTCAGGTTCAGTTCCCTGAGCCACCCTTTTTTCCTGTTCTTTTTCATATAATCGGCAATATCGAAGATGTTTTTTTCTGGTTCTCCCGCGAGGCGACGAGTCTCCGGTAGATATCCGAGTCCCGGAATTCCGGATAATCGTCCGGCGATTCCTCGAGCACTTCCCGCACCCGGCAAAGGGAAGCGTATCCCAGCGCCCGGTCGCCCCTGTAATAACCCGCAAGCGCATAGCGCAGATCGCCGACGATCCGGGCGTTCGCATCGGATAGCGCATCGCGCTGGATTTCCGAAACGATTTTATCGGACAGCGCCCGCGAGATCTTCGGCTCGATGAATTTCAGGATGACGGCCCGGACGTCCGCTTGTAAGTTCACAAACGATTCGTATCCTCCCGTCCAGGCTCCGTACTTGCGGAACTCCCGGAGCGTCGGCAGATAGCTATCCGTCATAATCGTACAGCCGGGAGCCGTCAGCCACATCGGACGGTATTCGGGACTATCCTCGACGTATTCGTAAAACAGCCCCAGCGCGTCTTTCAGGCTCGACGAAAACGAGTCGGTCAGCGCTTTCACCCGATCCCGGGAAGCGGGGGCCAGCTTCTGGTCGCTTACCACCGCGAACCCGTTGTTCGTCTCGAGCACGTCCAGTTTCGGAATAGCCGTCAGATAGGCTTTGCAGGCAACCGCCAGGCGCGCGCGAAGGAACAGTTCCCCCGGCTCGGAATCTTCGCCCATTCGCACGATTTCGGACATCAGGGCGGGCCCGGCGATCCGGGCGGCGAACCAATTTTGCGCGTCGGCGATCGGCTGGCGGTACTTTTCGATCGAAGTCCCCACCACGGTAGGGATCAGTTTTTTCAGTGTTGCGATATCCTCTATCATGCGTTGTCGCGTGTTTTTGTTCCGGTTTTACTTTCGTCCAGCGTCGTAAAAATGTGTTCGGGCACCGCAAAGACGATGTCCTTATCCCATCCGTTATACCGTTTAATCAGCGTCAGCGGTTTGAGCAATCGGTCGCGGAAGGGGCGCATCATCGCCTGTTTGATATTGAACAGTTCCCGTTTGTCGGATCCGCCGAGCGATCCCTTGCTTTTCCCCGGCGTCGCGCCGTTGAGATTCGGATGCACTCCCATCGCGTATGAAATCATGTTGCTCGCTTCTTCGGCGTCCTCGATGAACTCCCCGCCTTCGATGCCCGGTTTGAGCACCTCGATCTGAACGAACCTGTCTTCGAAAGGCTTCGAACCGCCCAGCGGCACGTTTTTTTTGGTCGAGATAAGACCGCCGCCTTTGGCATTGTTCCCGGATAGGAATTCCATGATCCGCCCGATTTCCCGATCCATCACCTCCTTTTTCTTCTCTTCGTCGGCGTCGTCGACGTTCTCGCGGTGGAACACTTCGACCCAAAACTCATCGGAGATATACACGATGTACCGCACCGACAGATGATTGGTAAGCAGCGCCTTTTTGAAGGCCGGCAACATTTTCGACAGGTCGTACCACCCGCTGCGGAAAATGGACCACCAGTATGGAAAAGCGTAGTATGTCCGTCCGGGCGTCGGCATCGAAACCTGCAGGACGAAACGGCGATCCCGGCACCCCGACGCCATCAGGCCCCGCAGGTGATCGACCGTATTGTAACGGCTCAGCACCCGGGTCACGTCCAACCGGCCGTTCTTCGGGGATCCGGCCTGCCATTCGGCGTAATAATGCCGCTGGATCTCCTTATCGTTCCCCGTCATCGCACCCCAGCGGCTGTAAATCGCTTCCAGGTGCCGCAGGCCCGTAATCCGCTTACCGTCCTTACTCAAAATGATTTCAGGGAAGACGTTAAAAAAGGTCATCATATCGGAAACCTGCTCGAGAAAGAACCCGTCGACGTCGTTGTTTTCGAAGAACTCTTCGATCCGGTCGTCGTATGCCTCGACGTAATACACCTTATCGCCTTCCCGGATACGCCGCATCGGTTTGATCCCCTGGGCGTAACCCGTCTGAACGTTGAACAACAGGTTCGGCGATACGACGTCGTTGGCCCGGATCTTCTCCATAATCTTATTCGGCAGGTCGTTGTCCGGCCCCCACGGGGCGATCCTTTTCCCGTCGATAACCACCGGCGTATCGGTGCTGTCGAAGATATCCGCGGCGCTGCTGCCGGCCATCGCGAATACGGCCTGCACTTCGGGCGCATAGGCGACCTGCTGCGTGATAAACTGTAAACCTTTCATAAATAAACCTCCTCATCGTTGATTTCGATAATCGTTATCCGCACCACCTTGCGGATCTCGCCCGATTCGCACGACTTAACGTTCATCGTCCGCCCTTTCGAGTGGTACGAGGTGCATACGCAGCGGGGAATGCGGACCACTTCGCCGTCGGCCGCCACGAAACGCATCGAGAACTCCCCGCGTTCGGTCGCTTTTTGTAATTCGGATATATGCATCTGTCTTTCGATTTGGATACAATGTTACGAATCGGCGACCGCGGACAAAGGACAGTGCCGGCGGAGGCCGCCGGCCGCCAGTCTTCGGCGGCAATACCTCGGCATTGTAATTACACTGCATTCCTTCGGCCTTTTCGAGCGATTTCAGACACTTTTGTCCCGTCGGAGTGTTTTTAGTCCATTTCAACCTGAAAACCAACAGAATGCACGCCAGACATATTACGTGACGTGCCGATCGTAATTACGATGGCCGCGGAGGGCGACGCAGTGAGACATCGTCGAACACGGAGAAAAAAATCCGAATCCGCGGCAGTCAGTCCCGTGAGATTCGGATTTTTCGAAAAATTTAAACGAGAATGGACGGATAAATCACTTGCCGATGTTGTACAGCATCATATCCTGGTATGAGGCCGAATAATTTACCCGATTCCTGGTCGTCTTCAAAACCGCATTCCGGAAAGGATTCTCAAAATCCGGATTATCGGCAAGCCATTCGCATAAATCGACAAGCTGGCTCTTTTCCGAAGTGAAAAATATATAATTCGATTTAAGAACCAACAGCACGTTCATATAATCCCGGATACGCCAGTATTCGACCGACCGGTAGGACTTGACATCGGTCGACAGATACGGCGGATCGACCAGAAACAACACCCCGGGATCATGTTTGTAAAGCGAAAACAGTTTAAAATAATCGTGCTTTACAATCACCAGCCCGTCGAGGTATCCGTCCGCACAGACCGGCGTTTGACGCACCCGGTTGTAAAACGATTCCTTTTCCAACTCGGTCCAATTTGTAACGTAATGACTGGAAAACAGTAACGAAGCCGAAAGAGTGATATAATCCACAAAACCGGCTTCGTCGTATTCCCGAATTACTTTCAGGATTTCGCCCTTCAATTTATCCGAAAGGCGCGCTTTGTCCGGAGTCCCTTTGAGTATGGGCCTTATCCGGGCAAATATCTCATTCGTCCGGGGGATGTTTTCGATGCGGACATGAAAATCATCGTAATCGTTGTAAATAACATTCAGGCCGGGATACATCCGTTTGGCCGTATGCGACAGCAGTCCGCTGCCTCCGAACAAATCCACGACGGTGTGAATCGGTTTGGCCGAAACGTATTCCGTCAGCGCCTCGCGAAATTGTTTGACGAATGCGCGTTTTTGTCCCTGGAAAGGGAGAGGAGATAAAAGATATACCTCCGAATGATTTTTGTCTGTCATGTTTAAAAATTTAGGTTATCTTTGTTATGCTAAAAAGGAAACACCCGCCGGCAACTTAGCCTTCGGCGCGGGGGTGTTTCCTTTTTAGCGACTGAGAAACCCGTTCTTTATGAGAAAGCGTCGAAGGCTTTTTATCTTATATCCCGAATCGCCACGCCTCCGAAATTCGACGAGGCGGCGTATGGGAATTTATTCATGCCGATAAACAGCGTATCCCAGGCGTCGGTGCCGTCCGTCCGATATTCCATACGATCCTCTTCGGTTTCGGCGTACTTTTCCCCGCGCTTATCCTTTTCGAATCCGTTCGGCCCGATCCGGACGCCGCTCGAGCGCATCGCGATCAGCAGCGCCTCGTTGTTATGCTGGTTGAACCGCGGCCGCAGATACCCGTCCTGTCCGCGCATCGCTTCGTCGATCATGTGATATTTGTCGCTGTGACGCATCGGCACCCCGATGTACTTGCGGTCGACGCGCCAGCCGTTCGCCGCGAACTGATCGCATATCGTCGCGGCAAAGTCTTTCTTGTCGACGGCATAGTTCGACCCGATGGCCGTGGAATCGAAGTAGTACACCACTTCGCGCCGGTTATGATACTTGTAATACTCGCAAAAGTCGTCGACCAGCTCGCGCAGTTTGCGATCGTACTTGACGTAAAACGATTTGAGCGTCAGCATACCGTTATCCTTGTTCGACGGCTGGCCGCACACCATCCAGTTGATATTCGCGTTGTAGTCGAACGCGATACAGATCGGTTTGCCGGGCTGCAGATCGCCGTCCTGCCGGCAGTCTTCCGACTGCGCCCGCCGGAAGTCGTATCCGATCAGTTCCAGATAAGCGTTATCGTAAGCCGTATAAAGCAGGGAATCCGTAAGGGATGGGTAAAATCCGTCTTTCAACCGTCCCGGCTTGATGCACAGGATCGAGGTCAGGAACACCATCGGCGGCAGATCGCGCTTCATCTGGCGAATGTACTTTTCACCGAGCAGCAGCACGTTTTCGATCGTCGAGCATTCCCGGTAATACACGGCCGCGCTACGGAGCGCCGCCAGGGTTTTGCGGTAGTGCGCCAGCATCTTGTCGGCGTAGGTATTCTGCGGCTGATTGGATAATTTCCAGATTTCGGCCAGACACATCTTGATCGCCTCGATGACTTCGGGCGTCGCCTGATCTTCGTAATTGAGGAACCAAGACCCTTTTTTCGACGTCGGCATATCCGACACGAACAGCATCGAATTGAGCCAGGGACAGTCGGCCCACGGCCCGCGGAATCCCCCGTTGGCCGGAAATACTTCGTCCTTGAGCTTCTCGAAGTTCAAAAATTTCGCTTCGTCGCCCATCACGCCCTGCAACGTCAGGGAGTTCGCCGAACCGGGCACGTCCTGCGAAATCAAGTACCATACCGTCCCGTCGTACCAGGCGACCACGCGATCGTATGAAATCGGTTCCCGCACCGGTTTCGCAAATCCCGCGCTTTTCGGGGGCCGGACTCCGACGTAGTAGTGCAGATCCCGTCGGTATCCCATATCTTCCAGCGCAGCGAGGGTTCCCGGCAGCGTGCGCGTCAGCGCTTGCTGGAACGTGGCGCAAACCACGCCGAGCGCAGAACCGGGCATGTGCTGCGTATTGCGGAGCATCCACGGGGCCACTACGCCGTGCGTCTTCCCGAGGCGGCGACCGGCCACGAAAACCGACGTATGCGCCGCCACATGGTAACACTCCAGCTGCGGATCGTTCATGTATAGTTTCCTATTCTCCACGCTTCACATCTTCGTATTCGACGTCCTGAACGTCGACATATTTGCGCTTGATCCGTTCGATATAGGCACGCGCGCCCTCTTTAGGCGTCGGAAGACCGAGAATCGACGGATCGTTCAGGTATTCGATCGGCGACGGTACGATATCCTCGTAGGGAAGCGGCTGCGGGTCTTCCTGATCGAGCCGACTGTATTTGCCGAGCTTATCGGCCGCGGCGACCATATTTTTCAGATCGCCTTTTCTACGCGCCTTGTCGATGGCCTCTTTGAGCGTTTCGGTGACCAGGTAGCGGATCCATTGTTTTTCCGACGTCCGCACTTTACCGAGCATCGTTTCGGTAGCCGCGATGTCGCGGTATGCCTGGGCGATCGAGCGGATCCCGAATTTCTTGTTGAGAAATTTGACGACGTTCGCGTTGGTGATATGCGGATTTTCGAGTTTCAGCACGAAAATCGCGCGGTACCGCATCAATTGCGACCGTTCCCGGTCAGTCAGTTCCAACTGGTCGATATCGTCGAAAAGACGATCGCGGAATTTATCGAGCGTACTCGGTTTCGACATGGTCTGATTTTTAACCAAAAATACCCCCGCGATGCGGAGGTATAAAGGACGAAACGAAAAGCCGAATCGCTCAGATAAGCCCGTATTTCGAAAGAATTCCGGCCTTGTCGGTGAACGTACCGCCGGAAGCCTTTACGATCGCCACAGGACGCCGCAAACGCTCCACCAGGGCGTCGATCCGTTTCTGTTCGGTCGTCTTTTCCAGCAAGGCCAGATTGCGCGTGATCGACACGCGGGCGGCGGCGACCGATTTCGGATCGGACGGCAATAGTTCGTCTTCCGACGGATTCGGCAAAACGCCGTCCTGCCGCCACCGGTCGATAATCTCCCACATCGCAGCGCGTTCCTTATCGAGCGCCAGCAGCCGGGAGCGAACCTGTTCCCGCTGCGAATCGCTCTTCACGAGCTTCATCTTCTCATGGAGCGACCGCATCGCGCGGTAGATCTCGACGGTTTTGCGGTACGCGGGCTTGATCGCATCGGGAAGAGTCCGGTAATCCAACGTTTTTTTTTCGGGAAATCCGTCGTCCGGATCGGGCCGCTTTGCCGTCGGTTCCACTGCGGCGACCGGCAGGGAAGCCGGCGCGCGCCCGTCCCCGCGTATCTTCCGTATTTTCTCCAATTCATACCGCAGCTTATCCATATCGCGCTTACGGGCCAGGTAACGCAGGATATGCCGGTTGCGGTTCGATCGCTGAAAAAGGGCCAGACCTTCGTCGAAGGATCCGCCCCGGGTCAACCACTCTTCGATTGTCATAATTCGATATAAAAAGAGGGGATCGCTCCCCTCCGGTTAAACAATAATTTCACTCGTTACTCGCCTCCCGACGGCGTGGAAGGCGTCGCCGTGAATACGCCGGTTTCGCAGTTCAGCGTGCCGTCCGAAAGTTCGATGATCCCGGTATAACGCGGCAGGCACAGGGCGTCCGGAGCGGTTACCTCCAGCGTCAGGCCCTTTGCCGATCCGGCTTTGTCTCCGGAAGTGCCTTTCGGAGAAATCTCCGCGTCGAAATTCTCGCCGCCGATCACCACATAGGCCAGCTTCCCGCCCGCCACGTAATACGGCACGATGAAAACGCCGTTCGAATTGACCAGGCTGTTGCAGAAATCGACCGATTCGTCGTTCATATCCGGATACGAAAGCGTCAGCTTGTTATTGAACATCTTGCAGTCCTTTTCACCGGTGGATTCGAATTCCACCTTCCCCACTCCCTGCGTCGAATAGATCGAAATCGCTTTTTTGCCATCCTGCATTTCGAAATCGCCGTCATACGTGACGGCCTCGGCCGCCGAAGCCGGCGACGCCGGAATCTTCGGCCACGATTTGATGTCGCGCTTGAACATGAAGTACGCGATCGACTTCATCCCCGACGGGTTGGACTGGCCGTCCGGCCAGACCAGGTTGCTAAGTGTGCGTGTTGCCATATTTTCCTGTTTTTTTAATGGTTCGAATTATGATCCCGTTTCCGCACCTTCCGGATCTTCCTGACTTCCCGGATTTTCGGACGGTTCGGCGGCCGTACCCGAAGGCAGGGTGAATTCGCCGACGTTGAGCACCTGCTTGCTGAGGGATTCGATCTGAACGCCGAAATAAAGTTCCATCACGAACTGAACGGTGAACGGGTTGTCGCACGGGCGGATGCGGACGTTTTCGGCGTCGCTCATCTGATCCGCGCCGATCAGCATGTTCCGTTTAACGGTAATCAGCGTCAAGCCGGTACCGCGAAGACCGGAGAAGGGAACCAGCTCGCAACGGTCGTCGGTTCCTTCCAGGAACGTCTTTTTGTATTCCCGGTTGAACGGGGACGAACCGAAATCGTCCTGATAACCCTTCATGTAAAGGTTATACAGATTGGTAGGCAGCCACATTTTCGTATTCTGTTCCTGCAGTTCCTCGCAGGTGGCGTCCTGGTAGTACTCCATCAGCTTGTCGACGATATTCGCGCGGGTCAGCTCGCCGATAGCGGTCAGGTTCCCTTTTGCGGAAGAGAGATTGCCGGCTGTTTTTTCCTTGCCGATGATCGTTGCAAAGCCGTCGAACAGGTCGGCCGTCGTCGTCCCGGTGGGTTTGCGAACCGCCGTGAAAAGGTTCGTCCGGAGTTTGTTCGACGCTTTCTGCGCCATCAGCATCGCGATCGCCCGGACGATATCCGTCTCGGTCGGGGTCGTCGACACGGCATTGCCGTAAACGGTCGACGACAGATGCGAAGGAATAAACTCCTTGACGACACTGCCGTGAAAAGTTTCCAGCGTCCGCAACTGAATATCCGTTGCGTCGGTCGCATTCTTTTCGCCGGTAAACGGACGCAGTTCGGCGTCGGTGTCGAGTTCTCCGACGCTTTCTTTCCCGCGGACGCCCAGCCGCAGGGTCATGTGCTGCAGAAGCGTATTCAACTGCGCCAGCGGCATAGCGAGCAGCTCCTTGCGGTATTTGTGACCGGACTCGTACAGTCGGGCGGTCAATTCATCGTAATTTGCCATGTGTTTGAAGTTTAATCGTGAATGAATTTAGATGCGGACTGAAAGGCCGCGGAGAATTCGGCTATCCCGGTATCCCACACTGTCGTTTTATCTCCGGGATCCGCTTCCGGGGAAACTGCCGCGCCGGAGTCTCCGGGCGCTTTTTCCAGCGCGGCGATCCGGGTCTCTTTTTCCTGCAGCGCCTTCTCCAGCGCTACGATGCGGGTATTCAGATCGGCGGACGCGCTATCCCGGTCGTCGCGGGGAGGATCCTGCGCCGGAATCTTTCCGAGCGCTGCTTCCACCTGGGCGGCCATTTCTGCGCTCAGGGAAATGTGCCCGTCGGCCGTTTCGAACGAGGGCACGCCGGCGGCTGACGCCAGCAATGGGTAATTGACTTTTGACATAGAGGTATTTGATTGGTTATCGCTTGCCATACTTGCCGCACGCAGCACCGCTTCGTCGAACGACTCGATACCGTCCACCAGCGTGCCGACGACGTCCCGGGCGTCGTAGACCAGGCCCGTCAACTGATCGTCCGTTGCCGACGGCCGGCTGCTCCGCACGGTCTGCTGAAATTTATCGGCAATGACCTCGAGCCGCTTTTTGGTCATGTCGTAATGCCCGACTTGGATTTCGTGTTTCTCCTTCAACTTATGGGTCGACTGCGGGGCCTCGATCTCGTGTATCTTGATGCCCTGGGCGGCGAAATATCCGGATACGTCCATATACTGGCAGTATGCGCCGATACTGCCGACCTGGGCCGTCGTGTTATTGGCTATGATCTTGTCGCAGGCGCACGCAAGCCAGTAAGCCGCCGAACATGCCATATCCGAAACGAACGCTACGGTAGGTTTCGAAATCGACTTGACGTCGTTATACAGCTCTTCGACGCCGGCCACCGTGCCGCCGGGAGAATCGAGCCGCAGCACGAGGGCCGCGATATCCGGGTTCCGGTCGAACCCCCGGATCATCCGTCCATACGATTCCATTCCGTAGGCGCACTCCGGATCGTACTTGGTCAGTACGCCGGTGATATTCACAACGCCGACATTTCGAACTTTCCCCGAAGGGTCGACGCCGGCAGACCGGACATAGGCCACCCGCGCCATATCTTCGCGCGTGACCGGTTCGAAAGCCAACTGCCGGTTGAATACGCCCGAAATCAAAAAACCGAGCCGGCTCACCTCCTCGGCGGAGATAAGCCACGGCTCGGATAGAATCGAACGAATGATATGATAGTTGCGAATCATTGCAATAGATTTTTACTATTGCAAGGTACGCCCCGAAGATACCTATATAAAGGACTGCGCGGCGTATGGAACGGGAGACGTCCATTCCACGGTAATATTGTAACCGCGGAATCCGCCGGGGGTGCCGGCGATCTCCTCCTCATCGGTGACGGACAGACGAACGGACTTGCTGCCGATAGTCGTCTTCGCCCCGCTGGCGTCGACGATCGTCACCGACTCGGCGAATCGCAACCGGTTTACGAGGTTCCGGTTTTCGGTCGTGATCCGCGCGATCTTGAATGTAAGTTTCGTCTTGTACTGTTTTCCGTGATCGGTAAACGCCCCTTTGCATTCGTAGCTGGCCGATCCTCTTACCAGCGGCACATTCTCGGGCGGAACTTCCCGCCCCGAAGCATGCGGCGGAATAAACGAAATTTCCGTTATATACGAGTAATTTCCCATGATACCTTCAGCGGTGCGTCCAAAAATCCAAAAAACGTCGAATTCCGGACGCAATTTAAATTAAAAAGTTAATAATCAAATAATTATATTATCCGTTACGGTTCGCCGGGCCAGTTTTGAGATCGAATAGGCCTTCTGACGCAACTTTTTTTCGAGGTTTTTCAAGTCCTGGATCTCCTTGCGGTAATACCGTTTTTTGAGCGTTTCGATATCGCCGTCGAAAATATCCATGTTGTTCTTGACGATAAAAATCGAAATAATATCTTTCAACCGGAATCCCTGGATGCGCGACTCGGTAAGGAACGACGTAAAATTAACGTCGAACTCTTTGCGGAGCACGAGGTTGATTTTCGCCTCGGCTTCCCGCGTCACGTACAGGTAGCGGTTACGCATCGAGTCCGTATAGCGCGAGTGCGGCAGGTAAAACCGCACGGACGTCGCGTCGGACACTTCCATGCGCGGATAATCGGCCGCCGATACCAGCGAGCAGATCACCGCGCCGGTGATCGTATCCGTGTTCACCGCGTACCCGTCGTCGCGCCGTTCGAACAGCCCGCCGAGGTAGCTGCGCAGAATCGAATCCTTGATTGTAATGAGTACTTCCATCGTATTCAAATTTATGTTCGACATCCCGTTTTCAAATGACCGGAACCCGCCCGGCGAAAATCCGCCGGAAATCGGGCGAAATACCAGAAAAACATCCGTTTTTTTACACTTTTATTTTTTTATTCGCCTTCGATCTTACCACCTTGTACACAAGGTTAACACATTGATAATAAATAATAATACGTGGTAACATCCCCATCTTACCCCTTAAAAGTGGTAAGGTCGTGGTAATGTCAGCTTACCACCTTTAAAAAATTATATATCAATATATTACAAACAAGTGGTAAGGTGGTAAGATCATTTTGAATTAAATTTTTAAAACGTTAAAAAATATATATCTATCTTTAAAATATATAGATAAACACCTGATTATACGCGATTTATTCATTGCAAATTATCGGTTTTACGTGATACTTATACAGCCGATCGCCATTTCCGTAAATCTTTTTCCGTTCGAATCGAAGAGCGCGCAGGGCGGCCCCGACCAGTTTCGGAGTGACATATTTCGACATGTCCGATTTTATCACTCGCATACGCCGCAGTTCATTGATGATTTCCGTCGTCGTCATCCACCGCTCCGAATCCGGATCGGTTCCGTCCGGCAGCATGTACACCTGTTGAAGTAAATTGCTGGCCGGCGTGTCGACGATGTATCGCTGGTTCGCTTCGTCCAGGTCGTCGTAGTCTGCCTGCGTCAGGCGGTAATTGTAGTCGGCTTGCCGGCTCAGTTGGATCGCTTCGGCCCATACCCGGTCGATATCGACGGCCCCCATATAATCGAAGTCGATGCTGTCGAGGTGGATGCAGATAAACCGCCGCGTGCCGATCGCCGGAGATAAAAATCCGTAGTTATTTCCCATCCGGTTATTGGTCGTACCGATCACCGACGCGATACGCCGGCGCGGTACCGGACACAGATCGCCTTTGAATCGCACGGCCAGTTGGCCGGCCGACATCGTCGTCTTGAACTCTTCGGCCATTCCCGGCGAGATCCCGTACATTTCGTCATAGAGCACCAGAAAGTTGCGTACCACCGCCTGATCCATACTGTATAACTGCCTGTCCCGCGAACTGGTCGCAAACATTTCCGACAACGCCGGCGGGCACAGGAACCGGGCAAGCGTCGTCTTGCCGTTGCCCTCGGTCTCGCTGACGAATACCAGCGCGGCTTCATTTACGTAGCTTCCCGTCGCGCAGGCCGCCGCAGCGACGAGCCATTTGCGGATATAATACGCCGCGCGCTTCTGGTATTCCCCTTCCGGCCGGTCGTCGAATTCGCGCACCCGAAGGTGCGCGATCAGCTTATCGATATGCGATTCGGTTACGTCCATCTTCCCCACCCTGTCGAAATACTCCGTGATCGGGTCGTATGTCTTCATCTGGTTTGGAGACCGGAGAATCATCTGTACCATCGACCGGGTATGCTGGATACCCATTTGCATCATGTGGATCGAAATATCGTCGAGCGACACCGGGAACCGGTAATTTTTCTTCAGGCTCCGGATTCGGATCTGATTCGGATCGTACCGGTTCACCTCGATTTGATAGTTCTCTTTCAAAAAATCCATCACCGGGGTGATCTTGTCGGACGGCGCGCCGGCGCCGAAAGACAATTGCTGCACTTTGCGTTGTACCCTCATAGCTTAAACAGTCCTTTAGGTTCATCGTTGGCCGGGATCGTCTCGTAGTCCTCGATCGTCGACAGGTCGGGAGTATAGCGGAACGGCACTTCCCCAGTCGCGCCGTCGCGGTGCTTGCGGATATAGAGCAGGCCCAGGTCGTCCGGCATCGGTTGGCCTTTGTCGTCGCAGAACTCGGCTCCGGAGTCCTTGTAGTACGCCGGGCGGAACGGCATCAGCACCAGGTCGGCGTCCTGTTCGATACCGCCCGATTCGCGCAGGTCGTACAGCTGCGGTTGCTTGTCGGCGCGGTTTTCCGCAGCGCGGTTCAGTTGGCACAGCAAAATAACCGGGATTTTCAGTTCGATCGCCAGGGATTTCAGTCCGCGCGAAATATCGGCCACTTCCCGCTCGCGGCTGTTGCGGTAGTTCCTGCCGTCGGTATCGGTTTCGATCAACTGCAGGTAGTCGATAATAAGCAGGTCGAGGCGGCCTTTGCGGTGTTTGGTACGGGCCATCGCCGCCAGGCGGCCGAACGTCGTGTTCGGGGTGTCGTAGATCGAGATTTCGAGCCGTTCCAGGTCGCGGACGGCTTGCTGGTAGGCTTTCAGGTCGCGGGCGTCCATGCGGCCCGATTTGAGCCGCTGGCTGTCCACGCCGGCGTAAGTGCTTACCAGACGGTCGGTCAGCGATATGTCCGACATTTCCAGGTTGGCGATCGTCACATGGCGGTTATCCTTCGCCGCGGACTTGGCGAATTTCAGCGCGAGCGCCGTCTTTCCCATTGCCGGCCGCGCGGCCACGATAATCAACTGGTTGGGCCGCGCGCCGTTGGTCACTCGGTCGAGACGGCTCAGGCCGTAGGTGATCCCCTGGATACCTCCCTGGTTGGCCCGGACGATCCGATCATCGACCACCTGGCCATGCCGTTTGACGATGTCGCGGATGTGTTTTTCGGCCCCGCTGCCGGCAAACAGCGAATCGATCCGGCCCGTCGTCGCGGCATACTCCGACATCATGCCGTCGAAGTCGCCGTCGTAGCATTTTCCCGACAGCGCGTTCAGTTCGACGATCATCGTCCGCATGATAAACAGTTGACGCAGGATCTGGGCGTGATACAGGGCATGTGCGCCGCTGCCCACGCGCGTCGAACATTCCGTCACATACGCGATCCCCCCGGCGGCGTCCAGCGACTTGGTTTCGCGAAGCGCCGACGAAACCGTGAAAAGATCCACCGGACGACCGGCCGTCGCTACGCTGCGGATAGCGGCGAACAGCGCCGCGTGGCGCGGATCGTAAAACGTATCGGCGGTCAGTATTCCGGCCAGTTCCGCGTACAAGTCGCTTTCGAGCAGCATCGCGCCGAGCACGGCCTGTTCCAGTTTAACGTCGTGCGGGGGAACGAGTCCCGCCGGGCAGTCATTGCCAATTGGTTTGGAGTATGATTTTTTGCGGTTGTTGTTTTCCATTTTCATCGGTTTTTAAAGTTGATTCGAAATTGACCTGAAAGATTCCGGAAGTGCCAAGCGCCATATAGAAGTCGACCGTCCGGACGAAGGTCTCGCGGTTTTCCCCGGAAAATTTAAGGATCGCCTTCAGGCGGGCCTGTTCCATCCGGCTACGCATAACGATTCCGTGCTGCTCCTGCAGGTAGTCTTTATAAAGCTGCCAGTGCTGGGTGAATTCGCGGTCGCGCCACGGAAACGACACCGGCAGCGGCTGAACGGATTCGGTCACGACGTCGTCGATCGCATCGCTCGTGGCGGTCACCTCCCGCCACGCTTTGAGCACCGCGTCGCGGCCGCGCTTGCCCGGGCCGGTCGCCGGAACCTGTTCCGACAACTGTTCGATCTGCCGGCGGGCCTTCTCGAGCGCGTTACAATGGTCTGTCCAAAGTTTTAGTAAGTTCATGGTTTCGGATTGTTTTC